ATGGCGCTAGAATTACAACTTATCAAACACCACTCAGGAATACTGATCCCGGCTACGCCCGAGACCAGCGATATCCTGCAATCCAAAACCCGACTTGGCGATGTTCTTGTTGCCGAGTTCAAGCGGTTACGTAACCCTGCATTTCACCGACGCTTTTTCGCGCTTCTCAATCTCGGTTTTGAATACTGGGAACCGACCGGCGGGGCTATCTCTAGCAACGAGCGGAAGCTGATCACCGGCTACGCCAAGTTCCTGGCTTCGTATGGCGGGAAAGAGGGTGCGCTGATCGATGCTGCTGAGCAGTATCTTGAGCAGGTTGCTTACCGGCGCGTGACGAATGGCATTAGCCTGTGTAAATCCTTTGACGCGTACCGTTCTTGGGTGATTGTCGAGGCAGGGCACTTTGATGCCATTCAGCTACCTGACGGAACACTTAAAAAACATCCTCGTAGCATCTCATTCGCAAACATGGACGAACTTGAGTTCCAGCAGCTCTATAAAGCTGCGCTCGATGTCCTCTGGCGCTGGGTCCTGTCCCGTTCATTCCGCAGTCGCGATGAGGCCGAAAATGTCGCCGCGCAGCTGCTTGGCTTCGCGGGGTGACGGACATGAAATATACCTGGTTTCATTACACCGACTGCAGCACCGAACAGGCCGACGAACTGGTTAAGCGTTACAAAGCGCGCGGGGTACGAGTTGAGCGTAGCCTTAACCCAGATTACGTGACCTGGACTGTCAGTGCATTTCTTCCAACCTCAAATACACCAGCGCGCCCGGATAGCCGCTGGCGAAACCGGATGTGGAGGTGAGTGTGAGAACATATCAAATCACTTTGCCCTGGCCACCGAGTAACAACCGGTATTACCGGCACAACCGCGGGCGTACACACATTAGCGCTGAGGGCGTCGCGTACCGCTATGCCGTGGCCAGTGTCATTCGAAGCGCTAGGCTAAACATCCGAACGGCTGCACCACTCAAAATCCGAATTGAATGTCACATGCCCGACCACCGGCGCCGCGATCTGGATAACCTCCAAAAAGCTGCATTCGACGCTTTAACTAAGGCGGGATTATGGCTGGATGATTGCCAGGTAGTCGACTATCGCGTTGTGAAGATGCCTGTCGTTAAGGGCGGGAAATTAGGACTCACCATTACCGAGCTGGAGACCGCATGAATCTTGAAAATACCCTCAAATATCACTTCGCCAAATCGACAATGATTAGCGACTCTCCGCGTGGTACTGCGTCAGACTCATTAACCGGAACGGATATTATGGCCGCTATGGGCATGACGCAGGAACGGGCCGCCATGGGTTATAGCGCTTTTCTCGGGAAGATGGGGATCAGCAATACTGACCGGGAGAGGGCGATCGAGCTGTTGGCTCAGTACGCGCTGACTAAGTGCGATCGGGTTGCGGCATTACGGAAGCTTGATGCAGAGATTAAACCACTGGTAATGCATCAGTTGGCCACCTTCGCGTTCGAAGACTATTCCCGCAGCGCCGCCAGCGTGAAGCAGTGCGATGTCTGCAATGGGGAAGGGTTTGTTGACGCTGAGGTTTTCAGCACGAAGTCTCACACTCCGGCAAAAGAGAAGAAGTTCGTGAAGATGTCCTTGCTCATGAGCGTCGAAGATGTTCGACCTTCTGAGTTCGAGATTCGCAGACAGGTCAGGGAGATAGCGCGCGTTCTGTGCCCTCAGTGTAAGGGCAAGAAGGTAGTAAGTTGTGCCTGTAGAGATTGCCATGGTCGCGGAAAAGCCATTAATCAGGTTCTTACTGAACAGCGGGGAGTTCCGATTTTAGCTGATTGCAAGCGCTGCGGCGGACGTGGATATGAGCGTATCCCCTCAACTAAGGCTTACGCCGCGGTGTGCCAGATAACGAATACAATCAGCTTGGATACCTGGAAGAAGTCTGTTAAACCATTTTACGATCAGCTAATCACCAAGTTTGACATCGAAGAGGCCTGGGCTGATGCACAGCTGAAGCAGATAACAAAGTAGGGCATTATTTTATCGTGAGCTATTTACTTTTCCCGAATCTGTGGTAATTTTGCTCCAACGATGGGTTATTGCCTTCGTTTAAAGCCCTGCGGTTAACCCCGTAGGGCTTTTTGCTTTATAGCAATTTAAGAATTACTAAAACCATACAACCCCGTAGCAACTTCTAATTTCCCAGCCATGCTGGTGGGAAAATGGAAGAGGGTTTCTACTGGCTACAGCACAACGGCAGAATTCAGGTAGCCTACTAACACCGATGTTGTAACCGATGACCTTTAAACGGGCCAGTTGATAACTGGTGTCTGGCATCTGACGCAGAGAGAGGACATTTGCCACAACGGAGAGGCAGAGATGATTGAAGGCCTTCTGCCTGTACCATTTAAATGAATATATTCATCTGATTACGTGGCAGATTCTTCATACTGCACATATGCTTTTTAAGCATCCTGAGTAATGGATGTTTCTGAAAGCATTTTGTGGTGGATCCCCCTAAGCGGAGGGGCGATTCAGCAGGACATTTCTCCAGAGTGTCCAACCAGCGCGCGGAAATGAATGCTGTGATCATTTCCACCGGGAGGCACCCGGCACCACTCCCTCAGTTATTGCCAACTTAGCTATTTATGCCTGCTTTTCCGAGCAGGCTTTTTTTTCATTTATTAATCATCCATTGACCAGATGAATGTTTCTTGTTTTAGTTATGAATGTGGTGAATCCCATCTAAGCGATGGGGCGTCTGGTTAACTGCTATGTGCAGGTATGCACGCGACTTTGACGACCAGGGATAAGTCACCGGGAGGCACCCGGCGCCACATCCTCAAAAAAACGTTTTGTCGACCACCAGGTTCTGAATCGTCATATACACTTCTAAATGAAACAATTTAAGAGGTGAATTATGAAAGAGGGATATTATTGGATTAGACACAATGACTGTGTCCAGATCGCCTACTTTTCGCACGGTAAAACTGAAGATATGGTTACAGGAAAAATAATCAGAGGCGTCTGGCATCTAACTCGTGGCTACGATCTTTGCCATAACGGTGAAGCGGTCGTTCTGGAAGGCCCCATATCCCCACCTTTATGAACATAATTTGAAGAACACAGGCTGCCTCAGGGTGGCCTTTTTTATTTCCCCTCAAATTTACTGAGAGGATTCACAGCAATATGAGGGGGGCCGATGTCCGATCCATTTTCCGGCACGGGGCTGGCCGGTTTAGCTTTGACTGGAGCCAGTGTCTACGGTCTATTGACCGGAACTGACTACGGTGTTGTTTTTGGTGCATTTGCGGGCGCCGTATTTTACATAGCGACAGCGGCTGACCTGAGTGTGTTACGTCGCCTGGCATACTTCTTCGTGTCGTATATCGTCGGCATTCTTTGTTCGGGGCTGTTGGGTTCAAAACTCACATCCTGGACGGGGTACACCGAGAAGCCTCTGGATGCTATCGGTGCCGTAATAGCTTCTGCGTTAGCCGTTCAAATCCTTACGTTCCTGAACAAGCAGGACATCGGCTCGCTGGTGGCGCTGATAACGCGCCGGGGAGGTTCGGGTGGTACTAAATGACCCAACAGCAACTATCAACGCGCTGCTCTGCGCCGGAGTTGTGATTACTCTGATGTTTTATCGCCGTGGAGATTCGCGGCATCGGCCATGGATTTCGCGTTTAGCCTGGCTGATTACCGTCACCTACAGCGCTGTACCGCTGGCGTACCTGTGTGGGATTTACCCGCATTCATCATGGGCCACCATTGCGGCAAACATCATATTCCTTTCCGTGCTGGTGGCCGTCAAAGGCAACGTTGCACGTCTGGTTGATCATCTGAGGGACTAATGAACCAAACACAATTTCAGAAGGCGGCTGGTATCAGCGCCGGGTTAGCTGCGCGCTGGTTTCCGCATATCGACGCCGCTATGAAGGAATACGGCATAACCACACAGCTTGATCAGGCGATGTTTGTTGCCCAGATGGGGCATGAAAGCTCAAGATTTACCCGTGTGGTGGAAAATCTTAATTATGCGGCAGAAAACTTGGTGCCGACGTTCGGCAGCCACCGCATCACATCACAGCAAGCCGCTGCACTTGGCAGAACGGCAACGCAACCGGCAAACCAGAAAGCGATCGCTAATCTGGTATACGGTGGTGAGTGGGGAAAAGAACACCTGGGCAATCAGGTTGCCGGTGATGGATGGAAATATCGCGCTCGCGGGCTGAAACAGGTTACTGGTCTGAGTAACTATCGCAGTTGTGGCCAGGCGTTGAAACTGGACCTTGTAACCCACCCGGAACTGCTAGAAGAGGATGAATACGCCGCGCGCTCAGCCGCATGGTTCTATGCCTCCCGCGGTTGCCTTCTTCATTCCGGCGACGTTGAGCGCGTGACACTATTAATCAATGGCGGCCGCAACGGGCTGGAAAAACGCCGTGCGTTGTTTAACCTGGCGAAATCAGTTCTGGTATGAGGTGAGTGTGGGTATCGAGACAATAATCGGGCTGGCCGCACTGGTCATTTCCGCTATCGCCGGCGCTTTTGGCCTGGGCCATATTCGCGGCACCAGCAAAGCAGAAGCCAAAGCCGACCAGCAGCGAACCGAAGATAACGCAGCGGCAATGGTCGCAGCAGCCGAACGCAGGGTAGAAACAACGAAAGAGGCCAGCAATGTACAGCAGACTGTTAATCATATGCCTGGCGACGATGTTGATCGCGAGCTGCGTGACGAATGGAAGCGTCCCGGCGGTGGTTGATACCGGTTGTGATTGGGTGAAGCCAATCTTCCTGACGGATCAAGACATCGACGTTCTGGACCGCCAGACGAAGAAAGACATCCTGGCGCATAACAAAGCATGGAAAGCAAATTGCGGGAAAAAATGAGCCTCATCCCTGAGGTTCGGACACAGTCTCTCCTCTGGACTTTAACCGTAGCAAATATTGAGGACTCCATAATACGAATGGACAATTCTTTGGGGGGAGATAATTAAATGGCAGGGAAAAGCTTGAACAAATCAGGGTGGCTCATCCTTGAGCACACGGGTAATCCTGAACGACGACTTTACCTGACATAGCAAAGTCTGTGTAAGAGTCTAGAAAACAATGAGTATTTATCAAGGCGGGAAAGGAAAAAAGTCCCTTCCGAAATGAAATCCTGCAATTCGGAAGGTAGACCAAATGGCCATCATTACAAGGAGCCTTGGACTTTAAAGCAAAGCGTCAGATAAGTATCGGGCATAAGAAGAAATGTTTTAGTGCGTGATTTTTAATGGGGGATTAATAACTTGCGTGATAGTTTTTGTCGCGATTTTAATAATTTAGTCATAGATTGCATAAAACTAAAATTTTGTACTAGATTCGTATTACACAGGTGAATCGATACTTTTGCTATTTGGCTGAATCCCCCTCTGCGGCGGGGCAAGCAGTCGCTGTTGCACGTAACGTTTGCGGATTTGTAGACTGTGGCAAATTCACCGGGAGGCACCCGGCATCTGAATGCAAAACTAAAGGAATAGATTAAACATCGAGCTGAGTGTGAAGTGCTATTACATTACTGCTAGACCCAGCCAGCTCTGTCCGAACTGGCTTTTTTTATGTTTTTGCCAAAGAGAACTCTGTGATCTGTTTGCATCTTTGCGACGGCTGCATGATGAAGAATAAGCATTAGCAAAGCGATAAAGAATGACTTACATACACTTATCGTTCCGCTTGACCTTCGCTATGAACTTCTCTGTTATAGACAGGCCTTCGGCGACTTCGGAATCTATTACGAAAACGCCGTGTTGGCTTATCAATTCAAGTAGAGTTTCGTAAGTCTGAATGAGGGTTAAAAGGTTAAAAATTACTTTTTGGTCATGATTCGTGGGCGAATGATTGCTGGTGATTGTTTGATGGACAATCCACTCGAGGTTGATTTTGATGTTTTCAACATCATGATAGCTATACATATTTCATGTGCTTAAATCCTCAAGTCAAGATTTTTTTGAGTTGAATTCGTCACATCTCATGGAGTGATTTCTTGAGTATAGGTTCTTACCGATCATAACGTCTTGCTATTTGGGGGAGCTGTAGAAGCTGTTCCTTATGACATCGCTGTTACTGGCATATTCCCTAAAAGTAGTGTGTTTAGCATGTTTCAAAGCATGCCAGCATCGCTAAAGATACAATATTAAGCTCAATCCATCTGGAAGTCTGTGATTTTAAAGACAACCTTTGAAAAAAGATGCTTTACATTTATCCCTGCATGGAAGACCTGACAAAACTGATGTTAATAATTTTTCAATCAGCTCAGTTAGGCTTAGTTAAGATGATTTACAGACTTAGCCGCTGTTGGCCATCATCGAGGAGTGTAACAACAACTTCGCGAGCATAAGGCAGATAGAGCTGGAAAGAAAAAACTAGGGATGGCTCGTCCTTGAGCACACGGGTATTCCTGAACGACGACTTTACCTGACATAGCAAAGCCTGAAATTAATTTTAGAAAACAGTGGGTAATTATCAAGCGAAGCGAGGAAAAAACATCCCTTCTGAGACAAGATCCGTAAGTTCAGAAGGGAGACCAATCTGGTCATCATTACAAGGAGACTCGAACTATAAAGGAAACTGTATGGGAAACCAGACATATTAGAATAACTTTCTGATTTAAAGAGTTTTAATTTAATATTAATTAACCTGTTAAATATTTAAGCAAGGCTTAAATTTTTTAGTTCAGATACGAAAAATGTTGATTTTATACTAAATTAAAAATGCACATGCGAATCGACATTTCTGGCACTCAGTGGATCCCCCTATGCGGAGGGGCAAGCAGTCGATGCTGGACTAACGTTTGCGGACTTGAGGACTGTGGCAAGTTCACCGGGAGGCACCCGGCACATGAGTGAAAGATAAGGGAATATATAATTTGTCGACCAAGGTTTGAATCACTACTTACTGCTAGACCCAGCCAGTTCTGTCCGAGCTGGCTTTTTTTTGAAAAAATGCCCCCACGAGGGAGGCTACAGGAGTCTCAGTTTCACATGCTCTTTTTATCGATGTTTCCCTGGAGTTGGCATTCTCCAGATCAGAGTCACGTTTAGCCTGGCACTTAACTGGGACTTAACAAGCGTAAGCGGTTTGATTGAGGAATTAATTAGATTCAGCTCAACTGGTTTTGGCCAGTAATTGTAAAAAAAAGCCCTCCAGTGGAGGGCAGCTGAAAAACGGCTAGTTTCGTTTAAGGTGCTATTTTCTCTGGTATTGGTAGGAGCCAGTTCAGAGAATCTTAAGGATGGACGCCATGGCTGATTTAACAAGCGTAAGCGGTAGTAATTAGGATAATCCTTAGGCAATCATTTAGGATTGAAAGTAATATCGAATACTCTGGCTAACTGTAGTGCTGACACAATAACGGCTAAGGTATAGAGTTGAGAGGTCTTTATGGAATGAGGATTAAAATGAAAGTTAAAATGATTGTCGCTGTTATGGCTTTTGTTTCTTTCGGTGCTTTTGCCGACGAGGGGCAGTATCTTTCTGACTTCGCTACTGCAAAAAGCACCTCTAAGAGCTACTCCGAGCTAATCAGCAAAAACAAACTACCTACATGGGTAAAGAGTGGCGGCACGAGCACACCATCAACCGAAGTTACAGTTGCAGGGAAAAAGTATATTGCTCTGTCTGGATGTAAACCTCATAGTTGCCCTGAACAGAATATCGCTGTTCTTTACTCACCTGATAATCGTGAAATCCATGGTGTGTTTTCTGATTTCAATGCAGAAAAAAATCGTGAGACATTGACCTGGCTAAACATGGATCCGATTGATTCTGGTGCTTTGAAAAATGCGCTTTTCAATCGCCTTTACGGTAATTGATACGCTCTAGCTTCAAACTGGCAGCATACAGTTTGAAGCTAACAAACACTTAGCTCTTGGCAATGAGCTTGCTGAAAAACGCTCTCACATCGCACTATCACTCCGTTTCACTTTGGCTATGAATGTCTCTGTAATGGAGAGGCCTTCTGCGAGTTCGGCATCTATTACTGATACGCCAAAATCCTTTATTAAATCAAGAAGTAACTCGTAGGTTTGGATGAGCTCAAGAATTTTGTATATGGCTTTTTGGTCGTGCCTGTTTGGCAACTGAGGTACAGCAGATGATTGATGTACAATCCATTCGAGATTGGTTTTGATTCTCTCTACGTCATCGTAGCTATACATATGTCATGTGCTTAAATCCTCATTTCAAGATTTTTGTGAGAAGAATTAGTTAAAGCCATAATTATTGAAGCTGATTAATAACATTTAAAAATTATATCAATTTAGAGGTGACAATGGCTAAGCCGGACTGGGGCGAGCTGCAGAAGCGGTTCCTGTCTGATCACGCTGCTACTGGCATTTCCCCTAAGGAATGGTGCGAGACACATAAACTTAATTATGTTACAGCTCGCCGTTACATCAAGAAATCTACTGCGCAAAATACAAAAAAAAACGCGCGAAAGATAGTGAGTCGTGCGCAAAAAGAAAAATGCGCAGGCGAACTAATGGATATTGATGGTTTGACGACTCAGCAAAGGCGCTTCGTTGGTGAATATCTGAAGGATGGCAATGCTACACAATCAGCTATCCGTGCGGGTTACAGCAAGAAGACTGCTGAACAAATCGGCTATCAACTCCTTCAGAAAACTTCAGTTGCGCAGGTTATTGCGCAGCAGCAGAAAGCCTCAATTGTGCGCACTCTCGGCAGTGCCGATGAGGTACTCGAACAGATGTGGCAGCTCGCTACCTTCGATGCAAATCAGCTTTCGCAGTATCGCCGCGGTGCGTGTCGTTACTGCTGGGGTTTCGCTCACCAGTATCAGTGGCGTGATGCCGTGGAGTTCGAAGAGAAAAGACTTGAGGCCGTTGAGCGTGACAGACGTGAACCCGAAGATTCCGGCGGGTACGGTTACGACCACAACCGAGAGCCTAACCCTGAATGCCCACGCTGCAACGGTGATGGCATTGGCCAGCCTTACTTCGCTGACACAAGGAAACTTTCCCCTGATGCTGCGCTGGCTTACTCCGGCGTCAAGCTGGGTAAGAGTGGTGTGGAGATTACGGCCATCAGCCGTGAGCGAATGTTCGAAGCGGTAATGAAGCGCCTGGGCCTGGCCGATAGCGAGTTTGCGCAGCGACTGCAGCAGATTGAAATCGAACGACGGCAGCTTGAGGTCGAGAAACTCCGTAAAGAGCTGGCCGGTGATAGTGAGGACGATCAACCAACCCCAGTGCAGATCAATATCAACGTAGTGGATGCGAGGGCAGACGATGGGGATCAGCCCGACACTTAACATTCCTCAGGCGCGCTTCCTCGCGATGCAGCACAAATTCAAAGCCTATGTTGCCGGGTTCGGTTCCGGTAAGACGTGGGTGGGTTGTGGCGGCATCTGCAAGGGGATGTGGGAGCACCCTAAAATCAACCAGGGTTATTTCGCGCCGACGTACCCGCAGATTCGTGACATCTTCTACCCGACGATTGAAGAGGTGGCCTTTGACTGGGGCTTGAACGTCAAAATCAACGAGGGAAACAAAGAGGTTCACTTCTACGAGGGGCGACGGTTCCGCGGGACCACAATCTGCCGCTCGATGGAGAAGCCCGGCTCGATCGTCGGCTTCAAAATCGGTAACGCGATGGTGGATGAGCTGGACGTCATGGCGGCTGCCAAAGCGCAGCAGGCCTGGCGAAAAATCATCGCCCGTATGCGTTACAACATTCCCGGTCTGAGAAATGGAATTGACGTCACGACCACGCCGGAAGGGTTCAAATTCGTCTACCAGCAGTTCGTTAAGACTGTGCGGGATAAACCGCAACTGGCGGCTCTGTATGGACTGATTCAGGCCAGCACGTTCGACAATGCGAAGAATCTACCGCCTGATTACATCCCATCGCTGCTGAGCTCTTACCCTGACGAACTGATTCAGGCATACCTGCGCGGGAAATTCACCAACCTCAACAGCGGGACCATTTACCACACGTTCAACCGTAAGCTGAATAACTGTTCTGATGAGGTTCAGGATGGGGATCCGCTGTTTATCGGCATGGACTTCAACGTGGGGAAAATGGCCGCGATTGTACACGTTAAGCGAAACGGCCTGCCGCGCGCTGTTCGTGAACTGGTGAAGGTCTACGACACGCCGGCGATGATTAAGCGCATACAGGAAGAGTTCTGGCGCTATGAGGACGGTCGCTACGTGAAGAGCCGGGAGATTTATATCTATCCGGATGCCTCTGGCGACTCCCGCAAATCGCAGAACGCCAGCAAGACCGATATTGCCCAGCTCAACGATGCTGGATTTAGCGTCATCGTTGATGATGCCAACCCGCCGGTTAAGGACCGCATCAACTCGATGAACGCCATGTTCTGCAACGCCAACGGCGAACGCCGCTATCTGGTTAACGTGCAAAACTGCCCGGTCTATACCGAAAGCCTTGAACAACAAGTCTGGGCGGCGAACGGCGAGCCGGACAAAAAAGCGGATAACGATCACCCCAATGATGCTGGTGGGTACTTCATCGTGAAAGATTACCCGATCGTGAAACCGGCATACTCAATCACCATGGACACCACTTTCTGATATGGCAAACGACGACATCACCTGGGTTCGACCAGAACACCGGGCGGCTTCTGCTGCCTGGCGGAAATACAGGGACTTCTGCAAAGGAGCTGAGGCCGTAAAGGCGGCGGGTAATACGTATCTGCCGTATCTCGACCCAACCGATAAATCCACGCGTAACCGCAAACGCAACGAAGACTATCTGAGTCGCGCGGTGTTCTATGCCATTGCCGGCAACACTAAAATCGGCATGCTTGGCATGGCATATCGAAAGGATCCCACTTTTAACGGCCCGGAGAAGATCAAATATCTGTTAGACAATGCTGACGGGGCCGGCACCAGTATTTACCAGCAGTCGCAGCTGGTGACCGAGAACGTGCTGGAGGTTGCGCGAGAGGGCATTTACGTCGATTACGCTGAAGCCTCCGATGAGGCGATCATCCTCCGCTATCCGGCAGAGAACATCATCAACTGGAGAACAAAGCGTATAAACGGACGCGATCAGCTGGTGCTGGTGGTCCTGCGCGAATGCGTAGAAGAGCCGGATGGTTACGCTTACAAGGATGAAATCCAGTACCGCGAGCTTGCGCTGGAAGAAGGGAGGTTCATATGCCGCGTATGGCGCCGGGCAGGTGGCACAGCAAGCGGAAACTACACCGTCGACAGCGAATATCATCCTAAGCCCAAAGGAAAGGACTACTGGGATGAAATCCCATTCACCTTTGTCGGCGCCCAGAACAACGATCCCACTATTGATGACTCTCCGCTGGCTGCACTGGTGGAAATAAACCACGGTCATTACCGTAACAGTGCTGACTATGAAGACAGCGTGTGGTTCTGTGGCCAGGTGCAGCCGTACATAACCGGGCTTGATACCAACTGGCGCGATCACCTCGAGAAGAAGGGCGTGAAAATTGGTTCCCGATCACCGCTTTTGCTTCCCAAAGAAGGCTCTTTTGGCTATGCCCAGGCGCAACCGAACATGCTGGCTAAAGAGGCCATGGACAGTAAACGCGATTACATGGTGCAGCTTGGCGCCCGGCTGATTGAGCAGAACGCCACGGCGAAGACTGCGACGCAGGCGAGCGGTGAGCAAACATCCTCAACATCGGTGCTCGGTATCTGCGTTTCAAACGTTTCTGAGGCCTATACGCTGGCGCTTGGCTGGTGTGCGAAATACCTGGGCATTAAGGGAGAGTCGACGAGTTACACCATCAACCAGGAATTCATCGCGAAGGTTGCTGAGTCGGGCATGGTGACGGCAATCGTCAATGCCTGGCAGTCCGGTGCGCTGCGCGACAGCGATATGATTCGCGCACTGCAGAAGCTTGACCTTATCGACCCGGCAGACAGCCCGGACGAAGTGATTGATGCACTTCGCAACCAAGCCCCCATATTGACCGGGGGCTGATATGGCAACAGTAAACGAAAGCTTGCGCGATGAATCAATCGCACATTCCATCTGGTTAAGCCGCTACGCCACCGGCGTGGCAAACCGGATGGTGAATTTGCTTAACGAGACGGATGCTGACCTGTCGGCACGTCTACTGGATGCGCTGGACAGATTGCCTCCTGAGAGCTTCACCGTTAGCCGTCTGCAGAGTTTACTGGGCAGCGTACGCGATCTTAACCATCAGGCCGTAGCGTCCATGCAGGCAGGGATCGAGAGTGAGCTGGTGGCGCTTGCAAAGAACGAAGCCAGTTATCAGCTGAGCCTGTTCGATTCCCTTCTGCCTTCACAGGTCCTGTCTCACTATCCGCTGCAGGGCATCACCGCCGATATGGTGTATGCCGCGGCGATGGCGCAGCCCTTTCAGGGGCGGCTGCTGAGTGAGTGGGCGGAGAATCTGAAATCGGACAGGCTGGCGCGGATAGTGAACGCCGTCCGCAGGGGGTATCTTGCCGGCGACACGGTAGAAACAATCGCGCGCAATGTTCGTGGCCACGCCAATAAAGATTATCGCGACGGCGCGCTGCAGATGAGCAGGGCAAACGCTGCCAGCATCGCTAAAACAGCCGTGAATCATCTGGCTGCCACAGCACGCAACAGCTTCACCAGTGCCAACAGCGATATCGTGAAAGGTAAGCAGTGGCTGTCAACGCTGGACAATAAAACCAGCCACGACTGCATTATTCGTGACCTGCTGCGCTACACCCTGGATAACAAACCGGTCGGGCATAAGGTGCCTTACCTACAGGGACCGGGGAAGATTCATTTCTGCTGTCGTTCTACTGAAACCCTCATCCTCAAGTCGTGGCGCGAACTCGGCATCGATATCGACGAGATGGACGAGGGGAGTCGGGCCAGCATGGATGGACAGGTGCCAGGGAAAACTTCGTATCTGGAATGGCTCGCGCGCCAGCCGGCACAACGCCAGGATCAGGTTCTGGGTGCCGAGCGTGGCCGTCTGTTCCGCGCGGGTGAAATCGACCTGGCTGATATGTTCACTGACAAAGGCGAATGGATCAGCCTGGAACGTCTGAAGCAGCTCTCAGGCACAGACAACTAACAATCACATCTTACTCCACGCCCTGGCATCCGCCGGGGCTTTTTTATGGGCGAGGCCCGGCAAAATCCCGAGGGGAAATTATGTTAATTCGAAACATGCTTCTGAAATATAACGCACCTGAAAGCGGCGGTGAGGGCGGCGGTGGCGGCGGTATCGAAATCACTCCTGAAATCCAGAAGCTGATTGATGAGCGCGTGACCAGCGAAGTCACTGGCCTCAAAACGAAAAATAGCGAACTGCTGGGCACCATTAAACAGCAGAAGGAAAACCTGTCCCGATTTGAAGGTATCGATCCAGACGCGGTGCGCGGCATCTTGCAGCGTTTTTCTGACGACGAAGAGGCGAAGCTTATCGCCGCCGGAAAAATTGATGAGGTGCTCGATAAGCGCACCGAGCGACTGCGTGCTGATGTCGACAAAAAGATTAAAGCAGCAAATGACCGCGCGGACAAAGCCGAAGCGTTCTCCAACAAATTCCGGGACCGCGTCCTGGGTGATGCAATCCGAGCTGCAGCCGCGAAGACAGGCGCGCTGCCGGAAGCATCCGACGACCTGATCCTACGTGCCAAAGGCACATTCCAGCTCAACGACGAAGGCGAGGCCGTAGCAGTTGATGCAAATGGCGATGTTCTGTTCGGGAAAGATGGCAAAACCCCACTAAGTCCGCTTGAGTGGGCGGAGTCACTCAAGGAGACGGCTCCGCACCTGTTCCCGCGCGCAGAAGGCACGGGCGCGGGCGGACACAAGCCAAACGGTGGTGGCAGCCTGAAACGTTCCGAAATGAGCGCCAGCGACAAAGCGGACTACATCCGCAAGCATGGCCAGCAGGCCTTCCTCAAACTTCCGAAATAAGGGATTTAAACCATGGCAACGACTGTTAATACTGACCTGGTTATTTATGATGACCTGGCCCAGACCGCTTTTCTTGAGCGCCGCCAGGATAATCTGGAAGTGTTCAACGCTTCCTCCAACGGTGCGATTTTGCTGGATAACGAACTGATCGAAGGCGATTTTCGTAAGCGTGCTTTCTACAAAGTTGGTGGCTCCATTGAATCGCGTGACGTGAACTCCACCGATAAAGTGACGGGCAAAAAGATTGGTGCCGGTGAAGCCGTATCTGTCAAAGCACCGTGGAAATACGGACCGTACGAAACCACCGAAGAGGCTTTCAAACGCCGCGGCCGCTCTGTAGACGAGTTCTCCGAAGTGATCGGCACTGATGTGGCTGAC